AGCGAACAAAAATACCCCCGGAGTCCGCTGGCGACGGACGGAGGGGGGTACTATTTAGCACTTTACTATACTAAAGCGAACTTTAACCCTGATTTGGAGGCGTTGTAATTTCTGTCCTTAATAATCTGTTTATTGTAATTGTGCCGGCTCCTCCGAAATTTGGCGTATCTGCTATAGTGACATAATTCTCTCTAAAATCTGTTATAATTGTATCTAGCGTATTGCCTCCTTGCTTTACAGTCACGCTTGTCCCTACCGGTGCGAAATAATATTCTTCACTTAAATTCAATTCTTTATTTCCGCTTACTATAGTTACATTTTTAGATACTTCTGCATCAGAAGACCCCAAACTTAGTCCATAACCTTTATGTGTAGTTGTAGCAAAACTTCCATATGAGTTAGATGGACTTAGCATCGGGAATCCAAATGGTATTACTTCTCCCTCATTCATTAAATGAGTATTTCTTGCAACATAGAATTGTCTAGTCAACCACCCCCCTATATTACGTCCAAAAATCAATCGGCATGGTCTTGTTGTAAATACGGCTGCATATGTTATTGAATTATTCAATACTGTAATATCATCCATCTCGCCCGTTGCGTATTGCAAATGAATTGGCCCATCATTAGTTAATCCAGGCATACCAATGATTTCCATTCCTTTAATGACTAGATTTCTCATACATAATCCATAAATTACAAAAGGATTTACAGAATATGTTTTATTTGCGACAATTTTAACATTCTCTAATCTTACATTTCTATTATAATTAGTAAATATCGCTCCATATGAAGTATTTTCATTACTGTCATAGCATACAGGATTTTCTAAATATATGTTTTTAAATAACATATTTGTGAAGTATCTGTTATATCTTCCATTACAATAGATAGATGCGTCTGGTGTAGGGGGTTCATAGTTCGTATCATTTACAAAATAACAATTTTCAATGATAGCATTTTCAAAATTATAATCTTTTAATTGCGGTCTGTTATCAGAATAAATAGTAACAAATCTATTGCAATTATGCATTTTTAAATTAGAAAATCGAATATTCTTTCCTCCATGACAGTCACAACCTTCCCAATCGCAATCGTCAAATTCACAATTATCTATTACATAATTTTCTATTGCCGATATTTCTTGCGAATACGTCGAAAATCCTGATGCGACTGGATAACAATACTGTTGTTCCGTGCTTCGTTTGATTTCTTTGAATATAGAGTTTTCGACAGAAACGTTTTTGCATCCATCGTAAAATATAATACATGCATAAAGACATTTATATCCCTCGAATTGTTTTATTTTAACATTTTCACAGTCTGTAAATTTAAAAGTATTTCCTGTTGTATTAAAATTATTTGTTACATGAGAAATGAATACATCTTTACAATTTGTAAATGAAAACAGACCAGAATTAAATACATTTCCTGTCAGAGCTTTCTTATTAAAGTTATCTAATGCACCAGCTTGTATCTGCCCTCCCATCATTTTAAACGATTTATTTAATAGTGTAAAAGTAAATAAATCATTTCCCGGAGTGGAAATAATAGCATTTTCTTCTAATATAAATGTTACATTACTATCAATATTAATTGTTCCGTTTAAAATATAAGTTCCGTCTGGGAAGTAAAATTCTCCATCTGGATGAGCTATTAGAATAGTATTTAATTTTTCAGTTAAATCCTCTCCTGTATCTGGAACCGCTCCGGCTTGCTTTACATTAATTGGAGAATATACAATTTTTTGCAATATATTTCCTAATCTCCCATCTTCTAACGCTTGTTCAAGCCAGTTATTTACTTCCTCCTGTAAATCCAAATTGTCAAAAAAGTCATGCACAAATTTGTATAATTCACAGAACTTTTCCATAACCTCAACTTGCGCTTCACAGCAATTTTTAACAGCCGTGAAAAGTTCTTGAATTTGTTCAATTTGGGTCATTCCACTCGGAAATACAGTCGCAATCTTACCCCTCCACTGCAAACACCAGCAGTTCAGTTGGTTGAGTATCACATCCAAGTTATAATTATTGAGACAAGACATATATTTACACCTCCATACTTATTACGCATTAAATATACCACATATAAAATAACTTACTGATTTCTTCATTTTCGATAATCTCTCTATCAATATTAATCAGCGTTTCTCTTGCTTGCTGAATAAGTTCAGCCACGGGCTTATCACGTCCGGTTTTAGTTCTGCCTTTGTGTTCAAACCCAGATCCTTTATCATTTCTAGTATTGTCTTGGATTTCCGTTCCTCCATTTGTCGTTGTTGATGTATCTGTTGTATCATTTCTACTCTCGCTTTCTCCAAAACTACCATCCCTGGCGTATACTCCACTTTTGATATTCCCAATATTAATTTGGCTTTGCGGCGGTCTGCTTGTAATGCTTGTATCAGTTCCACTTGATGTTACATTAGCCGTTGACTGGGAATGTATATCATTGCTGGTTTGTTTATCAATGTTATCTTTAATTTCTTTCGTATCAGTATAGTTACTATCCTCTTCTTCCTTAAAATCATATTGATTCAATATATCTAATTGTAATGTTGTGGTCTGGTATAACTGAACGTAATAAGGCATAATTTTAGCCATCGCTCTATTCAAATAGAAAGTGAACATATCCGGCGTTTCCTGTCCGATTTCCTCAAACTCATACTCATTTAACAGCTTTGCGTTTAAAGTATCTCTATATTCCTCATTCCAGATCGGATAATCTTTCAGACCGAAGTCCCATCCTTTCTTCCTGAGATCGTGAATCGTCTGAGTCGCTAAAGCCATATATCCCACCTCCTTTTTCACCATTTAAGAAGATATCACTCAGATTCATAGTGCATCTCCACATTGGTTCAATATTTGTTCCAAACATATCATTAAACTTTTCAGCGAATTGCCTTCTAGGAATCAAAGCGCTTTCTCTCGCTATGATGATTTCTTCATTATTAGCCAGTACTTCTGAATTGCTTACACGCTCACGCTTGTCAATATTATTATTATTGATTCCAGCCCAAGTCAAAAACTCATTCCATACACTCTTTTGCACATCTGTCAGTTTGTCGAACACAATAGGAATATCAGGTCTAATGGATTCAATTTTCATTCGATCATCCATTCTTGTCTTGCCTCTTCCTACTGTAAATGGAACATAATTCCACATATTTTTCAGCCAATTTAGAATACTCAAGCGTTGCGTTTCGTCGCAATAAATAATACCGCTCATTCTCTGTAGGTCAATATTCATATCCCTAATCATATTCATGTTTCTCATACGGTCGGAAAACATGAACAACTCATTCATATTATTGCTTCTCGTTAAATTATTAAAACAGATAACACTATTTGTCTCGTCTAATTCAACGTGCACACCCTCAACCGCATAAGCCTCTCGCATTTTAGGAACATTATAGATATCGAAATCGCCTCCCAAAGCGGATTTCATAAAGCACAATTCATTATCATAACGGAATCCAACGCCTATTCCTCCCGTGTTCAATATCCACTCTAAATATCGCTCATCGATTTCTTTCGGTAAGTTATTCCACTGGATACGAGCAACCATAATATTCAGCATCCTATTCAACCAATATATTTCCGTTCTAGCTGTAAGTTCTTGCATGATGGCCTCTATATCGTTTGACGTACCGCAAGCGGATTTTCGTATTCTTTTCTTTCCCATTTCTTCACCTCCTGTTATATTTCGTAATATCGCCATACTACAGCATCATACGATACCATTGGCTAAATTAAACTTGCCTACATTTTCAGCGTTTTGCCAAAACCACATTCCAGTTTCCAAATCCGATTTCATTTTCGTCAAATATTGGCTTGGAATGAATCCAGTCAATGTACTCTTTGCCACTTTTACATAATTTACATTCGCTCTTCCTGTGAAATTAGGAACCTTTACCTCATCTACCTCATATCCATATACATCAAAATACTCATCTATACTCTCTGCATATTCTCTCGGGCATTTTAATGTATATATCATAAAATCAAGAAGCCTATACGCCGCTAATGCTCCACCGCTTGTACTTCCTCTAGGCTGAGGCGCTCTATTGGCGGCAACAAGTAAATTATTTACATTTCCTGCCATTCCTGACAATCCTGCTGTGACAGCGCCGAATCCTGCGGCTCCACCTAAAGCTCCAGCTCCAATAGAAACAGCGTTTGATAACATATTAATTGCCATAGCGCCGCCGTTTTGAGCTACATAAGCTTTGAAAGAATCAATATTATAGCAACAATGCGGAAAGCCCTCTAATACAACCGATTCGGTCATATTCGCTTTTTCTCCCGTAGATTTCCATTTTGTGTTATAATTTATAGGCGTAGCAACAAGTTGAGGATTATTGTACGGAGTTCCAAACACTAGAATTTTACACGCCGAATCATCGAATAACTCGAATCGTAGTTCTTTTTGTACTCCATTTGTTGTTGCCAAAACCATGTAATTATAAGGATAAACATATAGTTTATTATTATGTGGGGTGTAGCCATCGAAATCGCCGTAACGTTTCGCATATGTTATTGTTTTTGAGACTGGCACTTTCTCATCTGAAAAGAATGTGTATGGGAAAACAAATAAGTCTACAATTCCATTTGCTTTATTATTCGCCGCCGCTCCTTTTAATGTTGTATTCAAATCCAAAATGTCACTATCATCTTGTAACCTGTAGGCAGTTAATTTCGTCCCTGAGTAGATACCTCCATACACCCCTCCATCTACATCGTCAAAACTTGGCGAACTTGGATCAAATGTACTTGCTAATATAACAGCAGGGTTTTGAAGCACATCACCGTATACCACATTATTAAGTACAGGAAGACCCGTATCCACAGGCTCTGCTTTAATATGCGCCCCTATCGCATCATCGCTTACATGCTCTCTCAGCACCATACAAGCGTTGTTTTGCAAGTCGAAGAAGTATGTCTGCCAATAATCAAGCTCAAACTTTACTACAGCGCTTTCTGGGGAATCAAACTCAATAGACGTAATGTATGCATAGTACCAGCGATCACCAAACTGACTATTCTGAAACATGATATAGTTTACATCCGTGTAATCTTCTGAGCATCCATCAATTTCCAGCGTGTTTTCTCCAACGTATAAATACGTTAAATTATTTTCGCTATGAACTGCCTTTGAGGAAAAATAACTTTGTTGCGCTGCTTTACTAGTCCAGTAAATCGTATAACGATCATCTACTGATAATCTCACACCACGCAATAATTTTAATTGGTTTGTAGGCGTTACGATTGGCATGTTGTTTCCTCCTTACTGTTGCAAGGCTGGAAAGAAAAGTCCAGCCTTGCTTATAAATTTATACCGATGGTACAGTAATTGTTGCGGAAACACTCTTCGAAGAATTAGCGAGAGAAATTGCCTTTACAGTAAGACTGGCGGCGGTCTCATCGCTTCCCACAACTAAAAGTCCATTTGGTGTAATTGTAGTTTCATCACTATTTGCGCCCTCTACATTCCAAGAAACTTTCTTGCTTGCAAAGCCTGTGGCTACCACCTCAGCGGATAACTGCAACTGTGCGCCTTTTCCAACGCTTGCAGTATTCGGAGTAACCGTTACACTCGTGATAGTCGGAGATTGTGTTGTATAAACAACAGCGTTTCTAAACGGGCTGTAAGAAATCACTTTCCAATCATGCAAGAAGAAGTTTTCTTTTAGTGTAGATGGATCTTCGAATTCATAGAACTCAAACAGATAGTTCATTCTTCCGATCTAATCTTTGTCAAGATGTACAGCGAATACGCTATTAAGAGCTGTTTTTTCCGTTTCTGACAGCGGAACGTATCCCGGATCATTCGCAAATAGAATCGCAAGTCTCTTTTCTTCTGTAGGCGTAAACTGGAATTTATTAATCTTTAATTCTACGCCTCTGTATTCAGCGTATTCCAGATTAAACGCATTCGCAAGAGCTTTCACCCCTACTTTTGCCTGTACGTCATTTCTAGGAATAAATAGCTGGTCTGTTTTCGCTGTAGAATTAATATTTCCTGCCTCTGTCATTTCTTCGTCCGGGAATTCCATATCGTTTGATACACTCTGAACCTGAATAAGAAAATTCTGAATATTTTCAGTGTCTGTCAAATCCTCAACGGTAGCCACTTTCATAACGCCATCATTGATTTTACGTGCGAGAAGATATTTGCATGCGAGGAAATAATCCCATCTAGCTCCGTTGTACATGGTGTCTACAATCCGCATTACCAAATCATAAACTCCTGAGAAGCTAAAGAAAGCCTGTCTAAAATCTTTCCGGCTTACTGTCCTCTGGTATTTCTTCTGGTAATTCAGAACGTGGAATCTGGAAAGAATATCCGCTTTCTTGAAGTCTGTCAGTGTAGAAGCTCCATTTGCGTCATACTGCTCAGGCGTAGCAACTTCTACCCAAATATCCTCGATAGAATCTCCCACTTCCAAGGTTCCTTTTAGCGTTTTGCGAACCCACTCATCATTTTTCCAATACATATTGTTGACAAGGATCATGCCTACCATATTCCATAAGCCAACTTGGAAGGCGTTTCTATACTTCGGCAAGCTGTCAAGCACCTGCCCAATCTGGCGAAGAGAAGACGGGTCTTCTCCGTCTGCCCTCGTGTCGCCTAATGCTGCTTTTAATACGTCACTTTTTTCAATGACATCATTCACCATTGCCGCCATTGCCGTAGGTGAGTTTTTAATGCCAGTACTTCCATCTTTCATTAATGGCTGAGTAATCATTTATAATACCTCCTTCTACTCAGTGAAATAATCCACTGTTTCTTCCTCTTCGTCTTCCTCTGTATCCTCTGCGCCGTCTACATCTTGTGCGTCCTCTGCTACAGCGAAAAACCGTTTTCTAATTTCAGCTTTCAAATCGCTGTTTTCTTTTTCCAATGTGGAAACACGTTCACGAACTTCTTTGATTTCAGTATCATCAATCTGATCGTCTGGATCTCCCAGAATTTCTTCTTGATACGCTGTCAGCTCATCCATGTATTCAGGTGTAAGCTCCTGATCGGCTGTCATTTTATTAAAAATTTCATTTAGTCGTTCTCTTGTAACCGCCATGATATTCACCTCCTTAAAAAATTCGCCCGCAATACATCCACAACTTTGATCCTCCGCTACCTTCTGGCGGTTGCGGTGTCACAGATTGGCAGGCATAAGGATTATAAATAAATCCCTGAAAACTCCATCTTCCATTTGTCATCCATGTTCCAAGATAGCCGTTATCTTTTCTATGCTCATCTGTAAAGAAAAAACTGCTTGGATATCCTGAGTTACTACTTCGAAATCCCCATTCCGTAATTTGTTCCACGATTGCCACATGACCGAAGCTTCCTGCTTCTGCAAAACAAGCAACCGCTCCAAGCGCTGGTGTCTGACCTGTTTCATATCCAGAAACAGCGCCCCACCACTCACCGCCATTTCCAGTAGGAAGATGCGGCACATGCTCATCCCCGGATTGTACGGAAATCTCCCAAAAGCGTCCCCATGCGTAACATGTACAGTTAGGAAGTCCATAGTTAGGGTAGAATGGGTTTGTAGAGCTGTACCAATATCTTGAACCCTGTATTCCCTCAGAGCTGAGGCGAGCGGTGTAGATTCATCCTGCTCCGCTCCAATCGAGAGTATTAAACCAGTTTAGGGCTTGTCTAGCTCTCGCCGCCGCTGTGGCCGCCGGATCGGCAGGACGTTCAAAATTGTATAGAAACGCCCTTGCCAAATATTCCGGCGACTGCTTTGAGTTCTTAAACTCATCCCAAGAAAGCGGATAAGCGCCAGTAGGAATCCACTGGCCGTTCCCGCTTTCCGTAGCAAGCCACAAACATTGTCCGTTACCGTCTGTCCTAGGCAGTCCACGGGCAGTCAACCAATTAATAATATTTGTCGCCGGGGTCCATTGAACAAGTCCGAAACCGCCTGACATATTTCCGACAATGTCGCTTTGCCATCTACCGGGATTAATTGTTGATTCTGATTGCTCATTTCCCAAAATAGCGGAGATTGCGTTGGCAGTAAAACCGAAATTAATCATATAATTTGCTTGCTCTTGAGCGTTATTCCTCATTTCTTCGCTATTCAGCGGTCTTGATTCAGCTACGATCCATGCCATGTACGAAACCTCCTGTAGATAAATTTTAATACCGAAAGCGGTATCGTTCTTACTTCCCTAAAGGGCACCGCTGTTAGTAGGTTCGTGCTCCGCACTCACCAACTCAACAGCATGTAAACTCGTGCTACGCACTCGCTAAGTCAAGAACATATGAACGAACTTGTAGACAAATGCAGTTATGAAAATATTGGTTTACTAGTTACAAGGAAATTCGCAATCAGTACCTAATCCGGCTACGCCGGATGTCGGCACCGTGGTTAGTAAGCTCATACTCGCTCCGCTCGCATTCGCTAACTCAACCGCATGTGTAGTGGTGTGGAGTGGAAAGCACAGGACTGGACTTCACTTCACTCCTGTGACCTTTACTGTAATCTCTTTTCCTACAAGGGAATCGAGTAAAGTGGAGTTGTCTCCAGTGCTTCCAGCGCCTCCGGCGCTGTCAGGCTTGTAAGTGCCGTTTCCTTTTGCGTATTTCCCCCATGCTTCTTTTGACATATAGGCGATATCTAAGTCTAGGTTTCCTGTCCACGGGGATATGCGCCCGGATGCGGTGTATTGGTGTATCGCTGTGATAGCGAACGCTCCTTGGCCGTCTCCGTCACGCCATGGATTTGATTGATACCCATGGACGATGGAATCGTCGGGGTATTGGGCAATCCATAGCCCATAATTTTTGGCTACGTCCGACCAGTTATGCGCCTCAGTTACGCTATCACTCATGTAGATGAGAGGGCGAATGCCTGTTTTTTCATAGAAGATGTCTAACCATTGTTTCGCCCAGTTTGGATTATCGAATGACTGGTTATAGGATTTCTCCCAATCTAGGGCAATGAGCGCTTCTCCCACATAGTTTTTACAGTGCGTGAGAAAATAATCGACTTCTTTTTCCGCATTTGTTCCATTTGCGTAATGGTATACTCCAAGGAGTTTTCCTCTTTTCTTTGCCGATTGATAATATTTGTCGCACCATGCGTCTACAAATCTTGTTCCGTCTGTCGCTTTCATAATGGCAAAGTCAAAAGACATTTTTTCAAAAATGGAAACGGTCATTCCTGCTTCTCCTTGGTGATGGGAAATGTCAATTCCGTTCAGGCTCATCTTTCTCACCCCCTAATAGTGTAGTAAGTTTTGTAAGCGCTACCGTGTTATTGTTCAGCGCTTCTGTGAACTGCTTCATTTCCTCTTGATGACGTTCTTGCTCATCTAGTAATAGTTCTTGCCAGCGTTCTTCACTGTCGATGCGATCTTCCCGGTTTTGCGTGTACATAAACCAGATAAAGGCACCCATCGCAATAATGATAACTACTGGAACGCCTAAATTCTCGACAAGCCCCTGAATGATTTCAACGTCCGAAGATGTGGTAAGAAGAGTTCCTAGCATAAAGGCCACCTCCTTTGCGTTTTTTTGATAGCGCATAAAAGAAAAAGCCTGTTACAATACATTCTTGAGAAAGTATCGTAACAGGCAGTTTCGAGAACTATTCCATGACTAGAGGAACCACCCTCCCTTAACGACTTCCATTTAAGGCTCGGTCTTTTATTTTTGCGCTATCGCATGGATTCTGTTCCTATAATTAATATAGCATATTATTGGTATAACGTCAAGCCCAAAATGTCAAAAATAGCAATTTTACTTCTGTCATCCTCAAAATAGAGATAGCCTCCCTCAAACGCTTTTTTAAATAGCTTGAATTGAAAGGAATAACGGTTTAACATCATGGTATTGGTGGAATGGTCGCCAGCGTTGAATGTAATGATAACTTGATCGTATTTAGCGGTTTTCCGTGAAACGTATAGTACGCCCTGCTGATAGTACTCCCATACCCCAAAATATTCATTGTTATGCTTTAATGTACATAAATAATGAGAACGCCCGACGGGCTGTTCAATAAAAGTTCCCGCCTCAAATAAATAGTTGTCGCCGGAAATCATGTTCCCGTAACGGTTGGATCCGTTCTCGTCAACGAAAGAACGGAACATAGCGGAATTCTGGATTTCTTCTGCCGCTGACTGGTTGTAATGTATTTCTGTCACCCAGCCTTTTCCCCTGTAATAACGTTGGCTGGGGTTCCATTTTTTATGAATTCCCCTCATAACATAGTGGGGGTTTAATAAGGAAATGTGGTTTCCCAGCATGATTAGTTTCATGTTTCGGTCTCGCTTCCCACCTCCACGGTTCATAGATGTAAAGATAGATTGGAGTTTTACAGCTTCATTAGTTAGATATTTTCCGCTTTCTGTCTGAAACTCTTCGAAAATCGCTCTTGTTGCGTTAAAGAATAAGCCGGATATTCTTTTTATTTTATCCTCATCTTTTAAACATACACCTAAAGCGAATGGCTTCCCATTTAATGTATAACGCTGTATAATTCCATCAGCTATTTCCTCTCGCTTGAACTCCCCTGAAAGTTCTGGATAAGTGTTGAACACATCTTCGAACATATAAGGAACCATTTTACATTCTTGTTTTTCTCTGAACAGATATACCGTTTCGTATGAGTTATTATAGAAGCGTAGAAGAGCATCGATCAGAAAAGATGTCGTTTTCCCGTCACCTCTATTTGTGTCTATCATGTATGTGGATGGGACAAGGCCTTCTGAATCTTTTTGACTTAATATGCGCTCGTAGTCGTAATATTTACTTACGTCTATGTAATCTTCTTTTCTTTTTACGTCTGGCATGACGCTTCGCCCTCCTGATTATAAATTGCAGTATTTCTAGTGATAAATAAAAAACCAGCTCCACTAGTAAGACAAGACCATATAGTAAAACTGCTAATAGAATAATTCCCATGAATGGCTCAATATAAGTTGATATAAAAGAAAAATGTGTCATGTAAAGTACCTCTCTTTTCTATTTTTTAAAGAGGGAGTGAAACTCCCTCTTTCTATTTATTAACACTTCTTGCATTTCGCAATGATATATTTTCTTGTTCCTGAACCGCCCTGATCGAATTCAACTGTATATTTGAAATCCTGCGGTTTTTTCAGTCCATTTTCCATTTCTTCCGTAAACATTTTTAACAGCGCTTTCATGGATTTGCGGACTGGCTCAGATGATCCGCTGTAGTATTCGCCATCGTCTCCTTTAATGAATGTAATCTCATGGTTGTCTACGTCCATGATGCAAGCGCCTACGGCTGTAATCGTTTTTCCTGCCATCTCTTTGAATGGTACAGCATATCCCATTGCTGATACAATATCATCACTTACAAAATTTACATTATACATAGTTTAGTTCTCTCCTTTTTTATTCTTCGATTTTTTCTGCTAGTTTTAGGAAATCTTCTTCTGTCTTGATTCCGTATACGGATGTATTTGTATGATCCAATACGCATACATATTTTTTTACATCCTCTAAAATCTCTCCAAGGGATTTAAAGTATTCTGTGATGACGCTCTCCATTGTTTTGTTTGAGCGAATCATAGTAGACGTTGTAACGTCTCCCTCTTTGACGAGCTGGCCGTCGATCTTTTGATAAATTCCATAAACATAACCAGTTGTAATGGAACGTGTGAAATAATAATCACTTCTTTTCATTTCTGTTTCCTCCTTTCCTGTTTTTTCTTGACACGAATGTAATTCTATTTAGGCTGTCTCATCAGTACCGGATCGCCTGTTTCCGGTAGACTTGGCGAGTGGAGATTTTTGAAAGGAGTTCATCTGTGAATGGCTAAACACGATGAAGCATCACGGGGTAATCGTTGGGTAAGGTTAAAAGGTTCGAGCACACTCGCCAAGTTTCGACTTATAATGCAATTGAAATACTTTCGTTTTCTGTATCTGTTATTGTAACGAAATAATTTGTATCACCAGCTTTAATCATCAATAATTCTTCTTTATTTTGCTCTGATATAATCATCATTATTAATTCGCCCATATTATCGCAAAGAACTACTTCGCCTTTGTAAAATGTAACATATTGACCAACATTATGAAATTTAATGGTGATTCCTGCTTTTGATATTAAAAAACTCTTTCCAATGTTTTCTTTAAGAATAGTATTTAATGTTTCTACTAGGTTTTTGATTTTTTTATTCATTATTGTTCTCTCCTTTTTTCTTTTTCTATATATAATATAGCATGGATTTCTAATTTTGTCAATAACAAATTGCGGAAATATCAAAATAATTTTTTAATACGTTGTAATATTCATCGGTTATTCCTAGCTCATAAGTAGTATCTATCATGGCAATGTTACTTGCCGTTGTGAAACGCTCGCCATTTATTTCCATTGTATGAATTTCTTCTTCATTATAATAAGATGTCTTTCTCCCAATGTCATGCATGACCATGGAACGTAGTTCTCACCAATAAATAAGCGTCATGCATGACCCCGATTGCGTTTTCTTTATTTAATTGCGCTACGTCAAAATGTTCAACGCATCCGATTCTTTCCGCTCCTTTTTTCTTGTCTACTCCTGATATTGTGATGTGAAATTCTAGTTCCCCTTTTTTATTTCTCTCATCATATACGTATTTCTTAGCACCTAATGTTTTAAAGCGTTCATAGTGAGCGTCATGATCCCATACCATCATATATTGAATTTCGCCTTTTTTATTGTAGGCAAATAACGGAATGTCATTTTCTTTACATTGTTGCATAATTCGCTTATTTTCTTCGTCAAATATTTCTTTGTTGTAATTGATCCCTTTTAAACTATCCGTATCGTTATAGACTATCCTTGTCCTTTGTTTCTCCCTCATTCTATTTAAACGGTAGCGTGCATATGCAGTAACCCATACCCCCCATTGGTATGGAAGAAATGAATTCGGCGCTTTATAATAATCCTCTAATGCTTTCTTGATGTCGCAACTGCGCTCTGTCCATTCATGCCCGTCTGTTTCAATTTCAGCATGATCGATCGCTGTTACCATCATTCCAAAAATAGAGTTAATCCTGTTTTTATTCTTCATATAAAAATACTCCTTCCCTTCTATCCCTTTTAGTTCTGTTTTCATTCTGAAATATTCAAATGTAACTTCCCGTAGCTCATATGGGAGACGTCCTTTTTTCGCTATGTACATTGTTTCTATGGAAAATTCTTCATACTCATACATATTTTCTATTATTTCGAAATCTAACTCTGTTAATGTTATATTCAAATAATCCGCTTTTAGTACACGCCCATTATCATTTTTGGGCTTTCTAAATTTATTACACTTTGCTATCGGTATATATGGAGATGGGGCACAATGCTGACATTCTATATTGAAAAAATTAACCCTCATTAAACATGCGTATTTGTCAAGCATTTTATAAAACTCTTCGTCATTCTTTGGCTCTACTTTCGTAAATTTAGTCATGGGGTACAAGTCTATCTCCATAGAGCTTGGGTAAGCAGAAGTCATGTCATAGGAATCAACATTTAATAAAATTTTGCCTGCATACATTCTGTTGGCGTGTGTGTCGCCTCCCCTAAAAGCTTCCTTGCACATCTTATATTCTTCCTCACTCAGTGCCGTTTTTTCAAAGATAGTCCTGTTTTCAGGATTCTTTTTCATTGCATCCCTTACTTCCCGCCTCACGTAGCCAGTGGAAGTTAATGGAATTGTGGATATTGTATCTTCTCTCAATAATGTGCGTATATCTTCGCAAAGTCCATATACGTCATTGAAGCAGTAACCCTCTTCCATTTCGTTGAGATGAGTGAAGGGCGTTCTTATTTTATTATAATCAAACTTCCCTACTAATTTATAGTGAATACAGAGCTCCGATGATTCGCAAAACTTAGCTAATGACATATTACTTAAAAAATAAGAACATCGCCATTCAATAGCCCCTTTGTGGGAAGTAAATTTCATGGGTCGGCGCTTCGCCTTTGCGAACATGTTTTCAATTTCTATAAAGTCTTTTATAAATTGGTATTCAAACGCAAGATTATGTACATAGACGCATAACGTAAACCCTCCGCATTCTTCGGATAATTTATCAAAAAATTCAGTAAACTCTTCCCATGTTCTGCCGAAAATTACAAATATATCAAGACAAAATTGCCAATGATACATGAACGCAAAAGGAGAAACGATATATTCTCCTTTTGCGTTTTTTACACCGTCTACGTTTGTCGTTTCAATGTCAAAGGCAGATGCTACGTTATAATATTTTATTCGACCTCTTTTTTTACATAAATTGCACGTAGCTAAATGTTCAAATGGAAAATCATTTAAGTTAAATACTGTTTCTTCTTTTTTCCCTTGTATTGTATCAACCAATAGTTTTCGCATTTTTTTTTTACCACCTTTATTAATTATTCCTTCTGTCCTTTCTTCGTTTGGAAC